AATGATATCCTGACGGAGCAGTAAATTTAATCAGCGATTCCGCAGTTACATATCTTAAATTAGAAGAAGATTGGGTGCCAATACTAACAGGCGTTGTGTTGTCGAGAAAGTATCCTGTTGAATTATTAATAGTGTTTGTTGATCTTTGCCAAGTTTTTGTTGGCACAGTTAAGTATGGATAATTTTTGTAATAAAATTGTCTAGTTGAAGAAGATTTTAAAACTTCAGTCAACGATGTGTTAATCATTTTTTGAATGTCGTTATTATTAGTGAACTGAAAATCAAAAGAATCATTTTGTTCTTGTCTATATAATATTCCATCATCAGCAAAAATATCTGTTTGCGAATAAACTCCACTGGGATCTAGCACATCAAGGAAACGCGATGTTCCTGAGTTTGTTCTAACTTGAGATTTAATTTTAGCTATAGATGGATTTTCAACCAAAGGAGTAATTTGATAATCTTCTGGTGTAATCATTCTATTGTTGGTATAATAATTTTGAGGTGCTAGAGTTTTGATCGAATTAATAGATTCCGTAGCAGAAGCATTTGTTACAGTATTCTGTAATGAAGCACTCAGTGTGAGAGTATTAATTTGTCCTGATCTAGAAATATATTCAATGTCTATGCTAATATTAGCCAAACTTGCTTTTTGAATGTCGTATGTTAAATTATTGCTTGTTCTGTACACACATCTAAAATTTCCTGCAGGTAAATCTCCATACACACCATCTGAAAACACAAGACTGATTTGATCATTCGATCTAGTGATTACAGAAAATTGTGTATTGATATTTGACGCGATCGAATTATACACAATATTGTTCCCAGTTATTGCAGGAACTTTAGTCCAACGCGAATCAATTATTCCGTTTTCATCTAAGCCAAATAACCATACATCAGAGTTATTAATATTAGATTGATCTATAGATACCACAGTGTTTGGTGATTTGTTAGTGACTGTAAAATCTTGATATCCTATAGCACCCTGTCTAAAATGTAAAAAATATCCTGTGTTAGATGACCCAAAACCTTTAGAATCATTTTTATAAATGAAAGAAAGAGCATTTCCTGGGATTGGAGGTTCTTCATATATAAATTTTTCATTTAAAAAACTACAAGGCACTATTTCAAATGCCATATTTGTACCACTTACGTTTCGTGTAAAATTATAAATTGGTTCTGACAGATTAGATCCATTTAACCTGTACATTTCTGTAGATATACCTCCGATGGTTTCTTTGGCTTGGGGTTTTCCTACAAATTGAGATCTACTAAGTGCGGCATTTAACACAGATGAAAATTGTTCCTGCCAATTTGAATTTGTTACATCATTCCATAATATTGGCGTATTAGATAAATTTTGGCCATTAGCATCAAAAACAGTTTCTGAGGTTGATATACTATCAATTTTTAAAAATCCAGAAGCTGGTATATTCCTTTTGGGTTGATAGGAAATTAATCTTGCTAATCTTAAAACAGATTCTTTTCTTTCAGCAAGATCGATAAAATTTTCTCTAGCATTTAAGTCTACTCTGTATGAAATCGATTGACCTACATAAGCAATAAGATCAATAAGAGCAATAAATTCAGAAGATTCAATAAAATCATTAAATGACTCTGAATAATTTAATTGCAAATAATCAATAAGTGTTCTGCGGATAGTATCAAAATCGTATGATTTGAAATCAGTCTGACTAAAAGTCCGATAGATTTTTTGCCAAACAGTAGATGCAAGTAAAGTGTTTTGTCTTGTTTCCGAAGCCATTATTCGTATTTATAAGTCAAATAAACTATGTACATAATTGTGTACATTTTACATAGGGAATATTTGACTGCCGCTTGTGAGCAAACCTTCAGATTGATCAAATAACAAATTAAATGACTCTCCAACCCCGTATTCAATATATAACACTGTCATACTCACTTGTATGCCATGTTCATATTCGTTGATTTCTAATTGATCCAAAGTTACTCTTGGATCATAGTTGATCACTGTTTGTACATCTTCTACTATGGCATTTTTAGTTTGATCGTCTAATGGATCAAAAAGATATTGCCAAATATTTGTTCCAAAAGCAGGATTTTCTAACTTTTCTCCTTTTTTAATATTAAAATGATTGAATAAGTCTTGTTTGACTAATTCAATATCATACAATTTTGGATCTTGAAACGTTCTACCTTGAGTTGAAAAACCTTTGAACAGTTGTGATCTTCTCTGCGGATCTTGAGCAACTGTTGATCTAGAAGTATATGTAACTGTGGCCATACTACTATTTAACCTGCATAAACTGTGGCAGCACTGCCAGTGATAGATCCTGCATCACAGGCATCACTTTTTCTTGCACACAATAACCCTTCCACATAGACAGAACTGCTGGAACCTGTGATTGGTGCTGTGTGAGGCGCACAAATAATGTCATCTCCTATGTCATGACTCACAGTTAAATCTGTCTTTCTGCACCATAATAATCCTTCTGCAAATACTGTGCTTTGACTCGGAGCAGCCAGTGTGGTTGATCCATCACAACCATGTCCTGTGGCTACTGCATCTGTTTGTCTAGCTGCCAGTGGCATTATGATACATCTCTTTTATCTATTTTTTCTCGGTCAGTCATCTCCCAAGAAGTGTTGTCATATCTTTTGTTTTCATGTTCAGCATAAGGTTCCACTGTAGGAACTCTTTTCATTATGCTGTTAGTAAAATCATCAGGCGAAATAAAACTGAGGCCTTTGTTCTTGAACACAGATAAACTGGAAACATTGGCATTGCCTACATGACCTGCAGAAACTTTGCCGGCAGTGTTCATGTGAATTTCATTTCCTGTATTTGCTAGGAAATCAACACCTGCATAAAAATCAATATTTGTGCCAACTTCAATTTTGCCATTTGTGGTTGCATACAATTTGAATTCAGCACCTGCTTGTAGTTTGATATCATCTGTGGCTTTCATTTCAATGTTGTCGCCAGCGTCGATATGAACTCTGCCTTTGGTTTCAGTTCCACTGGTGCTACCTACTGCTTTGATGTTGATGTTCCTGCCTGCTTCAATATTGATATCTCTGTCTGCTCTAAAGTTCATGTCATTTTCTGTGTGAATTGACACAGAGTCTTTGGCATAGATATCAATTTTGCCATCTTGAGTGAATTCAATCCAAGCAGTTCCTGAATTATTAATAATATAAACTAATCCTTCTGTGTTGTGTAAAAGCAATTGAGCGCCGGATCTTGTTCTTAAACGGATTAATTCATCTTTGATTGGTTCTGTAATTTTATTGTTGACATTTTTTGCAGGAGTTCCATCGTCCATCACAAATTGATGTCCGCCCAACCTTGAATGAGCAACTTTTTTACTTTCATCGCCATTTGTAAAAATTTTTCCGTGTCTATTAATAGATTCTCTAATAGCAGTTTGCTGACCATTAAAATCAATCGGACCAGGTGTAGAAATACCAAAAACCTGAGAAGGAGTTTCTCGTCTAGCAGATGCAGATGATGTGCCTCTCACGCTATCTTTGTGAAGTCCTTGTGTGATCAATGTTTCAGTTTGAGGTTCATGAACTGGTTTATAATTATAAGCATTATCTATTTTAGGACTGGTATTAAATCTTTTAACATTTTGCGATTCTGCTTTTCTTTGAGCTTCTGCTACAGGTGCTGATTCAAGTTCGTAAGTAGAATAATATCTGTCATTTTGATTAGAGTTTCCAACAAATTTTCCACTAGCAATACCTGGTGTCATGTTGTTCATATAATCTTCAAACACACATCCCATCCAAAAACCTGTGTTGATATCTCCATTTGCAAACATCACTAACACCTTGGTGTCAATATCAGGAGGTATCATCCAAAACCCATAAGATTTTTGTGTGTTTATAAATTCTCTATCTCCTGTTGTAGTTTCACTCAACGGTGTTTGTCCAGCAAATGGAGAACAATAACTTACAATCACAGTCTGAGATTCTAATTCTTTGTTGACTTCATCATATGTTCCGTGAAGTGTTGGAATAAAAACTGCAAGTCTTCCCATTCGGTT